GATTGTGACGTCGTGGGAGTCAAGCCAATCATGCTTCTTTATGAAGAGTGGTTGGTTCCTACGGCGGTCGATGATACCAGCAAGCTCCTCCGTGGTTTTATCCGACCCCATTGGTCGGACGGACTTCCACTGAGTCGCAGCTTTGTTGATGATTCGGCGTACTCGAGCAGTTATCTCACCAAACCTCGGTTGGTGAGAGCCCGCACCTTTGTTGCCGAGCAGCTCGAGGTAACCTGTAACTGTACCCATAATCAGGTCCTCAGCTTCTTTCCTGGTAACGCTTTTCTCCTTCTCGTCGATCTCTTCATCGGCCGCTCCGGCGGTCCTGATGTAGGGGTTGGTCGGTGTCTTACCTTCAGAATTCTTTTCGGGGATTTCTGAGAGTAGGAGATCGATGTGCTTTCTTGCGTGTTCGGGCGCACCTGACAACAAGAAAGCGTTTGAGAGGTTCTTCAAGAGATCGTCATTCCCGTTGAGGATTGACGCCGCCGCCTTCCGGTACGTCCGTGGAGCGTCGGGAGGACCCGGGAGACCCCAGCCACCCAGGGCTTGTGGCCAATGGAGTGGCATCTTACTTCCATCGTACATCCTGAACACGTTCGGGTGTAGTTTCCTCGCGACTTGAAGGACCCTGTCCTTCCGCCAGCGGGGCGACGCCTTCGCATACTCCTCGCGAAGCGTCGCTGGTAGTGAGAGCCACAACGGAGCAGTGGACTTTTCCGCCATCATATTTTTGGCGGCTGCGATCGCCGACATTGTCGGCCGTCGCACGATCGAAGTCCTCTGATGAACAAGGAAGTCTGGATCCTCAGGGATTGCAGTCTTTTCTCCTGGTTTTGTCGGGAGCAGTGGGAGTTTTTGGACTCTTGCCGTTTCCTTCACAATCAGACGTTCCACGAATATCAATCCGGTTGGAGACCGGAACGATTTCTGGACGTTGGGGACTAGACCTGCGTCTTTGATGTTCTGAAGATATCTGTCGGATGCCTGGCGCGTCCAGGCTGCTCCCATATCGTCGCCACAAGTGACAAAGGCAGGTGATAACAACCCTTCAGGTGCTTGGGCACGTGCAGCTGCCCAGTCGTTTACTAGTGTGAGGATAGGCCAAGCGGGAGGGAGTCCCATGAGGGCTCCTCTTTGCGACAGCTGACCTTTGTACTGTGCTAGACAATCTGGGCACCCATCATCATCAAGAATCATCTCACCTATGAGCAAGTTTCCGACTTGTTCGTAGTACGAGGGGAAATCGTCTTTCAGTGATTCCCAAATCGCAGACCAAACCGCTTGGTTTACGTCATGTGTAAGGTAATCTGAGGCGGCCGAGAGGTCAGCCGAGAGAAATTCGAAGTCTTCACGGTGGCCTAT